TCATGATCGGCCGCTGGAATTCTACGATGTCCTGGAGCTTCGCGAGACGCCGCTCTACCTCGAGATCCGGATGAGGGAGAAGGTTATCTCCCTTCCGCACACCGACATCATCCTGATCAGCCAGACCGACGAGCCCGGCGCTCATGTTCCGTTCACCGGCACCAAGGATCCTCGCTACATCGCCAGGATGGCGTCAGGCGGCCCGGTCTCAAAGCGCCAGGCGGAGCAGGTCAACGCCGCAGGTCCGATCCATGGAGCTGTGACGCCTGTCGGCTTTCGCCCTGATCCGGAGCCCGCAAAGCCCAACATCGCGGTCTCGCTCTGGTCCGATGAGCAGCTTTCCAAGCGCATCGCCCAGATGATCAACACGACCAACCGCGAAAATCGGAGGTTTCGCCGATGAGCAATCGCGGATGGATCGGTGTCGACCTCGACGGCACGCTTGCAACTTATGACACCTGGAGGGGCATCAATCACGTCGGCGAGCCGATCATGCCGATGGTCAACCGGGTCAAGGCTTGGCTTATGGCCGGCATCGAGGTCCGCGTGTTCACCGCGCGCTGTGCCGGCCCGGAGAATTGCGTGCCGGCGATCGACGCCTTCTGCCTCGAGCATATCGGCCAGACGCTTCCCGTGACGAACATCAAGGACTTTGGCCTGATCGAGCTTTGGGATGATCGTGCTGTGCGCGTCGAGTTCAATACCGGAGTGCGCGTTCTGTAATGGACGCGCGTCAAATCGATATAGAAGCGCAAGGGCTGCGACCATGAGCATTTTTGAGACAGAGACACACATCGAACGCAACGCGAGCCCTCGCGCAATTTTCGCATTGGCAAATGACATGTGGGTGGAGCGCGGGACCAAGGCCGACTGGGATCTGCTTCACGACCTCCACTACAAGGCCGAGAAGCTGCCGCTCGGCCCGCGCTTCTACAAGCTGACGCTCTATGGCGAGACGATCGGTGTTCTGGTGACTGGGCTGCCGAAGGGTGAGCTGCGCGAGCGGCACATCGTCTTTCCGAAGCTCAAGCCCGGAAACCTCAAGTCCAAGATGGTCAACACCAACCGCTATAATTACATCAACGCCCATTTCCGGGTGATCTCGCGTTTCGTGGTCGACACGATGTATCGCGGCATCGGCGCCGGCTACCGGATGATGAACCTGGTCTCCAGGATCGAAGGCAACACCTTCATGGAGATCCAGTCCTCGATGTCGAAGTTCAACGTCTTCGGTCAGAAGGCGGGCTTTTCGTTCGTGCGTCCGATGAACGCTAACAAGTTTGAGGCTGGCATGAAGTTCTTCCGCCTCAACTTCGAGGGCAATCCGCAGGACTTCGAAGGCATCGTTGCCGAGATCGAGAGCTCTGAGGATCCGGATCGCCTGACCCAGATCTGCCGGGAATGGTATCTCAAGAACTCCGCCACTGAAAACACCGGCTCGGCCCGCGATCGCGCAGAGGCCCGGGTTGCTGCGATGAGCGCACGCGAACTGGTCAAGGGCATCCAGCAGATCGCGCTTGCCTCGCCGATGTATGGCATCTGGCAGTGTCCGGATCCGAAGGGCACTTTGCCGGAGCGTCTTCCTCTCCTGGCCTTTGATAACCAGGGTCCGAAGGAGAGGTTGAAGCTGTGAAGCCGCGCCGGACTGACAAGCAGAAGGAAATCATGGGCCTGATCCTGCGAGCGGCAGGTGAGGGGCGTTTCATGACCGTGACCGAGATTCACGAAGCCATCACCTACGACTGCACTTATGGCGCTATCCGGGTGAGCCTGCGTTTTCTCGAAGGTCAGGACATGATTGCAAAGCAGCGGGACGGACGTGTTTGCCGGATCGTTCCTACTCAAAGAGGTTATGACTGGTTTAGGCCCAGGATGAGCTGAATTCCCGTCCTCAGTTTGTCTATTACTATAATCTAGTGTAAGTAAGTAATTACTATAACTAGACGAAGTGAGGACGGGAATGAACTCTCCGGCAAAGACAGCCATGTCCGCGTGGTTAAGTAAGCACTTATTTAGGAACTGAGAATGAGCGAAGAGGCTCCGGATATCGAGCTCGACGAAGAGGACAAGGTAAGTGGCTCCGGGCGAATGAGTAGCGCGGACTTTGCCGAGGCACGCGAACTCTACGAGCTGGGCAAGGCCTCGCTCGGCGAGCTGGCTGACACCTACGGCGTTTCGCGCCAGGCGCTGTCCAAGCGCTTCAAGGCAGCAGGCGCGGTCAAGGACTCGCGTAAGGACGAAATCGCAGCGGTGGCAGGCGCAGCAGCTAAGAGCGCATCAGCGGCGACGGCAGCGGCAATTGCTGAGCGATTTACGGACAGGCGGGCTGACTGGATCGAAGAGACGCGCATTCAGGGTTATCAGGCGCTCAAGAGTGTCAAGATCCTCGCGCACAAGACGTTGATGGACGCACACCGCTCGGGCGTGTCCGTCTCGACGGTTGACGAGGATATGAAGACCTTCGCCCGGCTCAACAAGATCCTGGTCGACAACATCGCCGCATCGCTTGATCTCCTGCAGGCTCACGAGCACGTCGATGAGGAAGATCTGCCGACCCTGATCATCGAGGATCTGACCGACGACGAAATTCTCCGCCACCACATTTCGACGGGTGCTCTGCCGGAAGACACCACGATCGAGGAAATGCTGGGCGAGGTCAACACCACCATGGACCTCGAATGACCGAAGAGAAGAAGGCGCCTAACACCTCGCTCAAGCTCCACAAGGGCCAGAAGCTGGTTCTGCACGACCCGCATCGCTTCCGGGTGATCGTGGCCGGGCGCCGTTGGGGCAAGACGCAGGTCTCCAAGATCGCGCTGATCACGGCCGCCGGCTCCAGGAAGAAGCAGAAGGTCTGGTATGTCGCCACCACCTACGCCCAGGCGAAGGACGTTATGTGGGACGACATCAAGGCCTCGGTGCCGCGCGCCTGGATCCGCAAGATCCACGAGACCCGGATGATCATCTACCTGATCAACGGCTCGATCATCCAGCTCAAGGGTGCCGACAAGCCTGACAGCCTGCGCGGTAACGGCCTTCATTTCGTCGTGATCGACGAAGCCCAGGACATCAAGGAAGAGACCTGGGAACAGGTTCTCCAGCCGACGCTGGCAACCACCAACGGCAAGGCGCTGTTCATTGGCACGCCCAAGTCCTACAACTGGCTCTACCATCGTTTCATGCTCGGCAAGCGTGGCGAAATGGTCGAGGACGCGCGCAAGCGCCTAGTCCAGAACGAATGGAAGTCCTGGCAGTTTCCGACGATATCCTCGCCGTTCATTCCGCGCGCCGAAATCGAGGCCCGCCGGCGTGACATGGATCCGCGTTCGTTCCGCCAGGAGTTCGAGGCGAGCTTCGAAACCATGTCCGGCCGCGTCTACTATCCGTTCGATCGCAATGAGCACGTTGGGCACTATCCGTTCAACCCGCGTCTGCCGATCTATATCGGCATGGACTTCAACATCGACCCGATGAGCTGCATCGTCGTCCAGGAACAGCCGGACGGCCAGATCTGGTGCGTCCACGAGGTCGTGCTCTACGGCTCCAACACTCAGGAAGCGGCCGACGAGCTGTCGCGGCTCTACTATCGCTATTTCAACCAGATCACGATCTATCCGGACCCCGCCGGCGACAACCGCTCCAACGGCCGCGGCGAGACTAACCTCGAGATCCTGCGCGAAACGGGCTTTACCCGGATCCAGTTCAAGAAGAAGCACCCGCCGGTGCAGGACCGCATCAACGCGCTCAACCGCCTGCTGCGCACCGCCGAGGGCGAGATCCGGCTGCGCGTCAATTCCAACTGCCGCAAGCTGATCGATAGCCTCGAGCAGACCATCTACAAGGAAGGTTCACGCGAGGTCGACAAGTCGCTGAGCGTCGAACATGCGACCGACGCGCTGGGTTATTATGCTGACTTCCGTCACCCGATGAAGAAGATGAATTTGCTGGGTGTTTCGATCTAGCTTGACTGTAAGTAAGCATTTACTTACAATCCGCAGCTACTGATCAGGAATAGACATGACGAGCACCGCCGACACGAACAACGATCCGTTGCGTAATTTCTACGATCGTAGGCATCCCGCCTACGGCGAGCTGATTGCGCATTGGCATTTTCTGGACGCTGCCTATCGAGGTGGACGCACCTGGTTCGAGGCCAACATTTTCCGCTACTTCAAGGAAGGCGAGGGCGAATACGCCAAGCGCCTCGAGCGCGCCTACCGCTTCAACCACACCCGCGAGGTCGTGGAGCTGGTGCAGAAGTATCTGTTCAAGGGCGAGATCGTGCGTGGCACGGCTGACGCACCCGATGTCGTCAACGACTTCTGGAAGAATGCGACGCTTGCCGGCGCCAATATCGACCAGCTGATGCGGCTCGTGTCTGTCTCCAATGCGGTTGGCGGCCGCGTCGCCGTCGTCGTGGACAACAATTTCAAGGCCCAGGTCGAGGTTGTGGGTGAGGGCGCCGATGCGCCCAAGACCCGTCCCGTCTCGGTCGCCGAGGCCAAGCAGCAGAACTTCCGCACCTATGCCTACACTGTCGGCATCCGCGATATCCTGGACTACGCCTGGGATGACGCCGATGGTGAGCTGCTCTGGATCAAGCTGCGCGAATTTGCGCGCGACGACAAGGATCCGATCAACTCTTCCGGCCTGGTCAAGGAGCGCGTGCGCCTCTGGACCCGCACGACCTGGCACCTGTTTGAGGAGGTCGAGACCGGCGAGACCCGCCGCAAGGGCCGGCCCATTCGCGCCACCAAGATCGAAGAGATCGATTCCGGCGCCCATGAACTCGGCTTCGTGCCGGTCAAGCTGTGCGACCACACCATTACGGAAGATCAGTATCGCACGCCGGGACTGATCGATGACATCGCCTACCTCGATCGCGCCGTCGCCAATTACCTGTCGAACCTGGACGCCATCATCCAGGACCAGACCTTCTCGCAGCTCGCCATTCCCTCGAGCTCGATGATCCAGGGCGACGACATGTTTGAGAAGGTGCTCGAAATGGGCACCAAGCGTATCTTCATGTATGACGCGTCCGGCGGCTCGACGGCCAAGCCCGAATACCTGTCGCCCGACCCGAAGCAGGCCGGTGTCATTCTGTCGGTGGTCGAAAAGATCATCAACGAGATCTATCACACCATCGGCCTGGCCGGTGAGCGCACCAAGCAGGACAACGCTGTCGGCATCGACAACTCCTCCGGCGTCGCCAAGGCCTACGATTTCGAGCGCGTCAATTCGCTGCTGCTCGCCAAGGCCCAGTCCTGCGAGAACGTTGAAAACTGGATCGTCAAGACGGTTCTTGCCTGGAATGGCGAGAAGCCGCCGAAGGACGATCTCGTCACCTATCCGACGACCTTCGACATCATGGGTCTTAACGACGAGCTTGTTACCGCCGAGGCACTGGCGAAGCTCTCCGGCCCGATCGAGGTTCGTCGCGAGCAGATGCGGGGCGTGGTCGCCAAGATCTTCCCGCAGCTCAAGACGGAGCTGCTCAAGAAGCTCCATAAGGACATCGACAAGTGGCTCGAAGGAACCGACCTGTTGATGGCCCCGACTTCGTTCGGCTCCACCGCAAAGCCTGCCGCGGCCGCAAACCGCCAGGGCGAGGTGACGGCCAAGACGCCCTCTAAGCCTGCAACCAACAAGGCCGCTGCCAAGTAACCGGCACAGCCTGACACCGCAATCTGGGTCGAGACACTGACCTTTCTGAACTACCGCAACCGCCCGAGAAAATGGGCAAAGGAGACTACGCATGACTGAAGAAGAAATCGCCGCACAGGCTGCCGCCGACGCTGCTGCATCCGCTGCTGCCGAATCCGCCGCCGCAGAAGAAGCTGCTGCCGCTGCCGAACTAGCTGCTGCCGAAGAAGCCGCTGCTGCTGCCGAAGACGCTGGCAAGGACGCCAAGGCTCTCTCTGTCGAGAAGGCCAAGCTGCTGCGCGAAGTGATGGACAAGAAGACCAAGCTCAAGGACGCCGAGAAGAAGGCCGCCGATGCTGCCGCTGCGCTTGCAGCCTATGAAGGCGTGGATCCTGCAAAGGTTCGCGAACTCCTCAAGAAGGAAGCCGATACCGAAAAGGCTGCTCTCGAGGCGCGGGGTGATTTCGATCGCCTCAAGACCATGATGGCCGACGAACATGCCAAGGACAAGAAGTCGCTCGAGGAGCGCATTGCCGAGCTCGATGGCAAGCTTGCCGAAAAGGACAAGGTGATCAACGAACTGACGGTCGGCAACGACTTCGCCTCGTCGACGTTCCTCAAGGACAACACCACGCTGACGCCCAACAAGGCGCGCAAGCTTTATGGCGATCACTTCGAGGTGGTGGATGGCAAGACTGTGGGCTATGACAAGCCTGCCGGCCAGACCAATCGCACGATGATGGTGGACGCCTCCGGCAATCCGCTCAATCTTGACGCCGCTCTCAAGCGCATCGTCGAGGTCGATCCGGACAAGGACACGCTGCTCAAGGCGAAGGTTAACCAGGGTTCGGGCTCGAGCACGGTAATTGTCGCCAAGCAGGACCAGGCGAACAAGCCGAAGTTTGCGACCGGGCTCGACCGTATCCGCGCTTCCTTCGACAAGTAAGCTCCCGAAAATCGCATTATAGCTAGAATTGTAAGTTGCTGCTTACTTTTTCGCTTGCATTCATGACCGTCGTTGGATTATTGTAAGTAAGTGCTTACTTATAGTCCACGACGGGCTATGCGCATTTGCAAGGAGATTACAATGCCGCTTCTGATGACCGAAGCCGCAAAGCTGGCCGAGGACGACCGCCAGCGCGGCATTATCGAGGAACTCCTCGACAAGGACGAATTTTTCCACCTCGTGCCCTTCGTGAAGGCGAAGGACGACACGTATTCCTACACTCGCGAGCTGAGCCTGCCGACCGCGGGCTGGATCGACCCGTATGACGACATCGAAGAAAGCACTGGCACGGTTGAGAACATCAGCACCAAGCTGAAGATTCTTGCTGGTCAGTTCGATATCGCCAACTTCATTTCGGAAGTGAAGGACGACCTTTACGACCAGATCGCTGTCCAGGCGAAGTTCAAGATCAAGGCCGTCGGCAATATCTTCAAGAACATCCTGATCAACGGTGACGCGACTGCCAACGCCAAGACCTTCGACGGTCTGCGCAAGCTGACTGTTGCTGGCCGCACGCTTTCGGCAGGCACCAACGGCGCCGCGCTGTCCTACTCCGCGCTCGATGAACTCAAGGATGCCGTTCCGAATGGCGCTGACTTCTACATGATGCGCTCGGAAGTCTGGCGCAATATCCGCGAACTCAATCGTCTGCATGGCGGCAACACTGCCGAAATGATGATGGTCGAGAACTTCGGCGCCCCGATGCGTTTCTATGACGGCACTCCCGTCATCCTGAACGACTACATCGAGAAGACCGAAACCCAGGGCGCCAGCTCTGCGACGACTTCGATCTACGCTGTCCGCGCAAACGAAGTCGACGGCTTCCACGGCCTCTGGGCTGGCGACGCTGCCGGTATCCGCCTCGAAGAAGTTGGTCTCAACTTCAACAAGGACAGCCGTCGTTGGCGTGTCAAGTGGTATACGGGCGCCGCCCTGAAGGCCACTCACTCGGTCGCTCGCCTCAAGGGCGTTCTGATTTAATCAATTATGTAAGTAACCCCTTACTTACATTGGGCGGGGTTTATACCCCGCCTTTTTTTCGTTTTTATCAGGAGATCCTGGAATGCCGCGTATCAAGCTCACCAAGCCCGCATTCGCAAACTTCACCGGCAAGATGCTCGGTGCAGTGTTCGTCAATGGCGTCAGCAATGACGTAAGCCTTTCCATTATTGACGCGATCGCTGCTGCGATCGGCGGTAATCTTGTCCAGTCCGATGGCACGACCGTCATTGGTCCGGCGGGCGCAGCCTATCGCAAGACCACCGTCACCCCGACGCGTGAGTTCAAGTATGTGGAGCCGCTCGTGGCGCAGGGCTCCGAGTCCACGCGCGTCAAGTCGATCAATGCAGCCACCTATTCCATCGTAGCCGAGGACTTCGGTTTCATCCTCGATTTTGCGGTGGGCACCACGATCACGGTTCCCAACAACCTCCCGGCCGCCTTCAACTGCGCGCTTCGTCAGGGCGGCGTTGATCAGATCGAGGTCGTTGCCGGCGGCGGTGCTGTTGTCGAAGAGATCGACAATCAGTTCACCTCCGAAAAGCGCCTGGCGATCCTGACGCTCGCGCGTTTCCCGAATGGCAAGTTTCAGCTGATCGGAAGGACTGTCTAATGGCGTCCTTCCTTTCCACGATTGTTGGGTTGATGGCGAGCGCCGCGGTCGCACTGCCGGCCAAGGCCGCTGTCGACCCCAATCGCTACATGTTCTTTGCGACCCGTGCTCGCATGCCGTCGGGTGCGCTCGTTACGGCCGCTCTCGGCTCCAACTACGTGTGCTCGAAGATCATCGTCAACACGCCGCAGTATGACACCAACACCTTCCGCTTTCACTATTCAGGCTTTGCGCTGACCGAAGGCGGCAATTCGCCCCAGGAAACGGTGGTCACGGGTGTTATCGGCACGCCTGGCAATTCGACCACGATCGACCTGGCCTTTGCGCGCATCAACGGCGTCTTCTATCCGCTCAAGTTCTCGGCTGCTGATTCTGCCGTTGTGGTCGACCAGACCAATGGCATCTGGTGCGATCCTCTGGTTCTGCCCAAGGCGGTGCGGGCCAAGTCGGCTATCGAGATCTGGACCTTCTACCACACCGCCGTCGGCGAGAAGCAGTATCCGGTCTACCGCGTGCAAAAGCACCGTGGCGAACGTGTCTGGGGCGCAAGTGACCTCGCATCCCTGCTGGCGTTCAAGGACAATCCTCTGGCCGCCTCCACGCCTGCGCTTGACGCCAATTATGGACTCCAGAACCAGGCGCAGTATTACGGTCCTGACTTTATGGTCGCCAAGGGCGCCTGGGACGGCCGGCCTGTCGTTCTCGTGCCCGCTGACAGCATCGGCGAGTCGCGCCAGGAATTTGGTCCGGCCGCTGACGCCCGCGGCAACATCGGCATTACCCGTCGCTGGCTCGACAAGGGCTATTCGATCCCGCACTGCATCATCGGCGTTCCGGGCGCAGCAGCGTTTCGTGAATACACCGGAACCGGCTCCTCGATCGCGACCCGTCGCCGTGACATCATCCGCGAGATCATCGCGTTCAACAACGGCAAGCTGCCGTTTACCACCATTCTCAATCAGCTGGGCTTCAACGACGCTGCCACGCCTTACGCGACTTATACGAGCCGCTATACCGGCGAAGTCGCCCGTCTGCGCGCTGAATATCCCGGCGTGAAGATCGTTGCTCTTGTTCCGACTGGTCGCGCCGGCCAGCGCACGGTCACGCTGACTTCGGTCGGCACGCTTGTGACCGCGACGATCGCCGAGACCGCTCACCTAAAGACGGGTCAGACGCTCACCATCACCAATGCCGTGCCTGCCGGCTACAACGGTAACTTTGTGATCAAGGTGACGAGCGCAACGACCTTTACCTATGAAATGCCGGCAAGCCAGACCTCTCCGGCAACTGGCACGATTACCGCCAGCGACTGGTTCATGACCGAGGGCAACCAGGCATATTCCGCCCCGAGCGTCTTTCCGGCTAACGCCGCTGATGCCAACACCGGCAAGTGGCTGCTGCGCAATGATATCATGTCGAAGGCCAGCGCCTTCTGTGATGACTATATCGACACGCTGGATGCTTGGCAGGGAAGCGCCGGCATTGGCAAGTGGCCGCGCCTGGACGAACTGCCTAGCACTCGCCTGACCGTGGCAACGGGCACCGATGGTGTGGCGACCTACAATCAGCTGGTCGTGGAAGATGGCTCGATCTTCATTCCCGAACAGCCTTTGGTCATCTTCGAGCCCGACCAGCCGCGGTATCTTTCTACTGCCACGGTCGAGAGCGTCGACGGCAACACCATCACTATCAAGAACCCGATCCCGAAGATCATGCCCGTTGGAAGCCGTGTCTTCCAGCAGGTCTCGGTCGATGGTGTCCATCCGTGGAGTGCGGCCATTCGCCGAATTGTCTCGCGCATTCCGCAGTCTGAAAAGACCAAGCTTGTGACTTCGCTGGTGCCCGAAAGTTCGCTGTTTTTCAATCGTCTCGCCTATCTCACTTCACCCCCTATTTCGGAGGACGCAATGGTTTCGACTGCGCCTGTTACTAAGACCATCATTGCCACGACCAAGGGCAAGTATGCCACCGGCTCGAGGGCCGCGACGACTCAGGATAGCTCTATCACGCGGCAGCTGATCCAGATTGGACCGGCCTCCATGACGGAGCTTCAGCTTGAGGTCAACAATTGGTGGCTGCTTGCCAACTCGACCGAGGAGCAGATCAATTCCGGGACGCTAAGTGTTGAGGCAACTCTTGTTGACCTCATCACCGGCAATCGGGCACGCTTCAAGTTCTCGGCCGCCGACATCGGCACCGCTCCGGTCAGCGGAACCGCCCGGATCAAGTCCGACGCCCTGTTGCCGAGCGCATTCGGGCTGACGCTGTTCCCGGCCTATTCCGAGTGGCTGCTTGTCATTCGCCGCACGACGGCTGCATCGACCGATGGTCTTCCGTGGCATGGCACCAATCAGAGCCTGACGCGCGAACTCGAATACGAATACCAGTATGCTAGCGCAACCAGTAATGCGGCCTCGATCGCCGCTGCCTATCTTGATGCAGCGCCGGCTCTGAGCCTCTACTCGAAGGACGCCGCCAATGCTGTTCTCGGCCAGGTCTCCGGCCCCGGTCGTCCGAACAGCGGCGCGAGCGGCCTGAGCGTGGCGGGTGGCTTCGTTGTTCTCGGCAGGGCAAATGCGGCAACGCGCGCAATCTGCCTCATCGGCGATAGCATCAGCGACGGCACCAACGATACGCAGTCGCCGCAGCCGACGAACATGGGCAACGGCTGGTTCAGTCGCGCGCTGATCGGCACCGACGGTCTTCCGCTCGGCTCCTCGCTCAAGGCAACGATCAGCGGTGACCGGGCGCAGTATGCCGCCTCCGTCAACACGCTGCGCCGGGTTGGCCTGTCACAGTGCAGCCTCGCTATCATTGCGCTGGGTGTCAACGATTTAGCCGGTGGTCAGACTCTTGCCCAGTTGCTGACGAATGTCCGCGCCCTGGCCGCTCTTGCCAAGGCTCAGGGCGCGACCAAGGTTGCTGTCTGCTCGATCACGCCTAAGACCGCGGGAACCTTCACTGATGCGGCCGGCCAGACCTTTACCGGCCTGACCATGTTCGATCCTGCCGGCACTCACCTTCGCCAGGACTTCAACACGGCTATGGCAGCTGATGCCGCAGCTGACACCAACAACATCGATGAGTTCATCAACTTTTCCTCCGTGACCGACAATGGCGCAACTGGCAAGTGGGTCGACAACGGCACCCTTGATGGCACCCATCCTGTTAGTTCCATGTGCGCATTGATGGCAGGACCGGCACGCACCGTCATTTCGAATGTCGCAAAGACCGTGGTCTAATCGACTTCACTTCGGCGTCGCAGGCTTTGGGCTTGCGCGTAAGTAAATGCTTACTTATAGTGGGCGGCTCAGACCGCCCACTTTCTTTTACTGGAGAACCAATACACATGGATATGATGAAGCTTAAGACCGTGACCACCCGTATGCAGGGCTATACGGGCGTTCTCGGCCGCGCTCGTTTCGTCGACGGTGTGTCCGTCGAATATCTGCCGCGTCACATTCGCGATCAGATGGCCGCCTCGATGGAATTCATCGAGATCGATACCGAGGGTAATGAACAGCCCGCCGGCTCGCAGAACCGCATGATCCGCGAAAACAAGACGCTGCTTGAACAGCGCGCCGCGCTTGAGCGTCAGACCGACGCCGAAAAGCTTGCCGAAATGACCAAGAACACGCTCGACCAGAGCCCGATCATGGACCTGCAGACCAAGGAACAGCTCGACGAGATTGCCTCCACCGGCGGTATGAAGGCCTTGCGCGAAATCGCGGTCAAGTGGGGTGTCAAGCATCGGTCGATCCCGACGCTGATCGCTATGATCCTGGAGCGCCAGAATGCCTACTCGGACGCGCGCGCTGAAAAGCTCGCCCAGAAGGTGGCCGATGAAGTCGCAACCTTCCCGGTCGCAGCTGTCGCGATTGAAACCGAAGTGCCGGCCGATGAAGACTTGACGCCTGTTGTGTCGGCCAACCAGACGGCGCCCGAGGCTGAACCTGCGATTGACGATACCGAAGGCGAAGACCTGGCCGCGATCAAGGAAGCAGCAGCCTCCGGCAATCTCGCCGCCGCTATCAGCACCGAGGCTTAATCGATGAAGTTCTATCCCGAGGATTTCAACGTCGAGGTCATTGTGCCGTTCACGGATCTGAATGGAGCCGCGGTCACGCCGACCGCGGTCAATGCCGTGCTCTACGACACCGACGACGAAGCGATCGTGGACTTTGGTTCGCTGCCGTTTGACACGGGCGATACCAGCAAGTCCGTCATGATCGCCAAGGCGTTCAATCTCCTCGAGGATGGCGAACTGCGCGCGGGCAGGATCCTGCGCATCGAACTGGTGACGGCCGCGGGAACCATCCCCCGGTCGTTCTCCTATGTCATCGAGTCCGAGCAGCGCCTGCAGCTCATGACCAACACGTTCCTGACCTTTGAGGGCGCCGAGATCCTGGCGATCGACATTCCCAATGTCACCGGCTGGACGACTGCCACCGAAGACCAGAAGAAGGCAGCGCTCGTTGAGGCCTATCGCCGGCTGACCGCGATCCCGATGAAGTATCTCTTGGCACCGCTCGACACGTTCGGCTGGAACACGCTGTCGCCGCGCGACATCGAAACCGAGCAGGTCATCACGCGCTCCATGTGGGGCGAGCTGACCGCCGACGACTATGCGGAGTTTCCGACCCACTTCAAGCGGGTGCTCAAGCGCGCCCAAATCCTCGAGGCCAACGAACTGCTGCAGGGCGACACCGTGCTCAAGAAGCACCGCGCCGGCATCGTCAGTGAAACCATCGGCGAAAGCTCGGTGACGCTGCGCGACGGCAAGGTCGACTATGGCATCAGCTCGCAGGCCATGTCCGCACTCGCCGGCTATATCTATTTCAATGCGAGGATCGCCCGCGCATGATCCCCAACAAGCTGTCGAAGATCGCCGACCAGGCAGGCTCGCGCTACAACAACCTGACGCTTGCCTTGCAGGCCCTCTACGGCCTGCAGATCTCGTCGCCGAACTTCGGTCATGCCGGCCAGTCCGAACGCATGATCAAGGAAGCCTACGCGATCGCCCAGGACTATCTGGACCTTGAGGCAGACGTGATTGCGCGCGAACTCAAGGAAATCGCTTTAGAAGCTCACCAGACGCTCCACGAAAAGATTGCGAGTATCGCGTCAGACAATCTCGAGGACGAAGCCCTTGCGCATCTGAGCGAGACGGAAAGCTATCTCCGCGACGAGATCATCGCGCAAATTCATCGCGACATCGCTTTGATGCGCGTTTCGCTACAGCGTGCGATGCTGGAGGTGCGCACCATCGCCAGGGCAGGGCGGTTGTCCGAACGCAAGGCGCTGATCGATTACCGCATCGCCAACACCGACATGCTCGATTTCGTCTTTCAAGACCGCCGCTCCAGGCGCACGCCCTCGCGCACCTTCATCCGAAGCCTTTGGCGCCAGACCGCGCTCGCCGTCTATAACGAGGTGGTTCTGCTGACGCTCTCCGACCACGGCATCGAACGGGCCGCCATCATGCACCTTGAGGAGGGCATCATGGTCCAGGTCGACGCGATCTCGCTTGACGGCTCTGGCGATCTGCCCGGCTACGGCGAGGTCC